ATTTTTGTCAGCAAATGGGCCATTTACATGATTATAATGTAGAAATACTTGACCGCAAATGTTCCCGTCAAAAGGCTCTCGCCAATGTTCGAGTTCACAGCCACTATATACTAGCATATCGCCAACATCAAGTAGGACTTTCGTCCCTGCTGGAGCGTTGGGTTTTACAATATTTTGTCTTTCATTAACAACATTATCTGCCCCTGTGCCATCTATAAATATAGGCCAAGGATCTCCGCCAAGGTTAAGTGTAGTAGATATTTCACAACTAGGTCTATCTTTGTGTCTGTGTAAACAATCACCTTTTTTATACGCTCTAGCGTAAGAGTAAGTTGGTATTAAATTTAATCCTGTATGTTGTTTCATTACAGGCAGCATTTTAACTAACAGGGTGTCCATTACAAAATCACCATAACATGAGTAGGTATTGGGTATCTGTTGATCGGTCCATGTTCCAAGTATCGAGGACTGTGAGTGCAAGTTATTTTCATACATAAATCTTGTTGCATCTCTTTTAAGTAAAAAATAATTAAGTATAAAATTAGCCATATCATAAGATAATGCTTTTTTAATTACTTGATACTTTTGATCCTTAAACATCAAATCCTTTCTGTATAAAATTAAAACTCACAGATATCCTTATATCATTAGATTCGTTAGGTTCAACACAATGCCACAACCAAGCTGGGAATATAATTATTCTACCTTCCAATGGGTTTACTCGAACTTCTCGCCACAAATGTGAGGGTGGTTGACCTTCTTTTCTTCTTGGCATAACCATGTGTGCTGTTGCTCTTGGTTCATTAAATATTATTTGTCCAGAATTTTCAGGAGCCTTAATATAGTATACTCCACTAAAATGACTATTGGGATGTACGTGTGGTCTATTATATCCTCCTGGAGGATTTATGTTAGCCCACATATTTCCAATAATAGGTTCACTTTCTAACCATTCTTCTTGAAATATTTCATGTTGCATTTTAAATAATTCATCAACTAAAGGTTTAAACACAGGTATCTTGTGCATCTCGGTTGTGCTATGCCAACCTTTCATATTAGTTCTAATTACACCTTTGTCTTTATTGGACCAATCAATTATAGCTTTTTCAAAAAGTCTGTTATCTAGGTTAACATCTTTAGCATATATAATTGTTGGAAAGTATGCAGCTTTAATCATCATTTAAATGGAGGACCTCCAAACCACATTACTAAAGATTTTCTGTTACCACGTATTACAGGCTTAACTCTATGTCTAATAAATGATGCAAAGAATATTGCATGACCTTGTTTTATTTTAGCAACTTTACCTTCAGACATTAATTCTAAATCACCACCTTCAAATTCATTCTCAGGAGATAACAAACAAGTCATAGATATTTTTCGCACCGGTGGTTCATGTCGCATGTCAACATCATTATCTACATGCCATTCATAAAATCCACCTTCTGGATATTCTGTGTACTGTGCCATTTCATTTATAGTCATTCCATCAAAACCAAAATGATTACCATTAGTAGCTTTCATAATTTTTTCTATGTCTTTATACATGTCAGCCATTTTTTTAAATGGAATCCAACTAATATGTGATGTTCTAGTTTTAGTATTTATGACTCCACCTTTAATACCTTTTTCATTTCCAACGCTCGCATCATTTCTAGGCTCGTTTCTTCCTGCATTAATAATCATCTGACATTGTTTAGGTGTAAAAATTGGTGTTGTTGTTTCAACTATATAAGATTTCCATCGTGGTTCTGTTATCATATTAATATCCGTATTCTACCCATCCCGTTATTATATATTTATCATTCGATAAAGGTGGGTTGCCTCTATGAACGTGTGTAAACTGTGATGGCCAAACTAATAATGTATTTTTTTCTGGTTTGAATCTACACTTTTGATATAAAAATTCTGTCTCTCCACCCTCTGTAACATCATTAAGATAAATCATAAAAGCTAGTATTCTATTTCTTGCTTTCATCTCAGCGTTCTCACAGTGCCAAAAATGATAACCTTCACCTACTTTTGTTTTTTGTATCTTAACTTCTAATATATTATGTGTGGCTAATTGTTTTAAATAAGAATATTTTTTAACATACAAAGGATATACCTCTTTAAAAAATTCTTCTATAAAAGGTTTATTAACATAGGCCATAGAAACATTCATATTTCTTATGGTATCTATTGAATTATCAGATACCAATGTTTCATCTACGTTTCTAGGGTATATGGCCCCTTGTTGTTCACACTTATTAAAATAATTTATATAATCATCTATTAATTGGTTTGGCATAAAGTTTTTAAACACGCCTATATGATTATCTATGTAATATTGTTTATCCATTAAGCTGCACCTCTGTTTTTTATCGGATCAAATTGTACATCGCAGTTGGCAGCAAGTGTTCTTCTGACTTCATCAGTTCCATTAAATGGATATACGCAATGTCTCATATCATATGGAAAAATATAAAAGTCTCTAAGGTCCATTGGGGGTTGATAATCTATTTTTGCAAATTGGCCGTTGGCTGCACCTAATATTTGTAGTCTACCATTCTGTTGAACTTGATCTGCTGAATACTCTTTACCAAAAGTAGAAGGTAATTTTAAAATCATTACACTTGATAGACCAGTAAACAACATACCTCTATGAACATGAGCTGGATTGTATTCATGTTGTTTCATTTCATTAACCCAAATAGAGTTAAGGTGTAAATCATAGTCTCTAATTTTATTAAAAGCTAAGTAATGTTTAAACATCTCCATAAAATAATTTGTTACATCTCTTGGTAACCTATTATGGTTTTTCATCTTTGATTGGTCTTGACCATGGTAAAATAAAGAATGTTCATTCTCTATCTTACCTACTAACTGACCATTAGCAGGTTCTAGATTATGAAAGTTAGATTCATAAATATAGTTAATAGAATTAAATATATCTAATGGAACCTGATACTTTAAAATTGATTGACCTAAAAATATAAAATCAAACTTTGGGCTTGTCATGTTGGGTAATTTGTTCTTTCTCTTTATAACTGCTTTCTAGCTCACCAGATTTTTTAATTCTCTGTAGTGATTGTAATTGACCCATTACATTAAATACTTCTGCCTCTGATGAGTTTTGATTTAATGTTTTTGCTTTCTCATGATATTGTAACCCATAGGATTCTAGTTGATGTTGATTAACATCTTTGTCATTAAAAGACCCATCATTAAATTCTTTTTTTAATTTAGACCACATTTTAATTTCTCTCATTCTGTGTTTTGCAACTTTTTCCATAGAAGCTTTTGCAAATCTACACTCATCTAAATCTATTTGATATTTAGTTGCTTTATATTCATCTTCTTCTTTTTCAATCTTTTTTTCTAACCAAGTTATTTTTGCTTCATTTCTTCTATAATCAAATGACAAAGTCATAAGATTATCTAAATAACTAGATTGTTCTCTTACGCACTGCCAATACTTTGATGCTTTAGTTGGGTATCTATTGTCCTGTAATACAGAAAACCTTGCTTCTGTTTCTGTTCGAAACATTTGTTTCTTGGTCCAAGTATCTCTTAATTCATCTACCATACCTTTAAATGATGATAGATCTTCTTGTGTTAATAGATTATTTAAATGGGGTTCTTCTTGTTGTATAACTTCTTTAACGTCTTTTTTCATAACTTTATCCTTTATAATTGTTTCTTATATATATTATTTAAAATATATTTCAAGTATTAACTGTCAGTAAATGTTCTTGTTTGAGATGCGCCTGCGCCTGTAAATGTTTCTACGTGAGTAGTGTTAGAACCACCCATAGCCATCGCAGCTGTACTACTACCTTTACTAGACCCTAAATACACTCTTGCATTAGACATGTCTCCTTGTTCAGTCCAATTAGTTCCATTCCAAACTTCTGTTTTTCCTGTTGCTGGAGGCTCTGATCCGCCAAAAGCTACACACGCTTCATTATCAGATCCAGCACCACCTATACCTAATCGTGCTTGATTTAAATTGTTTACTTCTGTCCAATTCGTCCCATTCCAAAGTTCTGTTTCATCTTTTCGAGGACCGTTTCCGCCACCAAAAGCTAATGCAGAAGTAGTTGTTCCACCAGCCCCTAAAGCATTTCTTGCAGTATTTAAATCGTTAACTTCTGTCCAATTAGTTCCATTCCAAGTTTCTGTTTCGTTTGTTATAGGAGGGTTTCCGCCTGCACCTGTTGAACCACCAAAACAAAGAGCTGCTGTATTAGTTCCAGTTCCAACTGCAAAACTTCTTTTTTGATTTAAATCGTTAACTTCAGTCCAGTTAGTTCCATTCCAAGTTTCTGTAACTTCAGTTGCATCGTTAGGAGAAGGTGCTGCTAAGTTACCAGAAAAACAAAGAGCTGCTGTATTTGAAGCACCAGCTCCTGACGCTGCTCTTCTACTAGTATTTAAATCATTAACTTCTGTCCAACTTGAACCATTAAAAGATTCTGTTTCTCCTCCAAAGTTTTCTCCAAAAACTAATGCAGAAGTTGTAGTTCCTGCACCCGGAATTTGATCTCTAGCTGTATTTAAACTAGGGGCACTAGCCCATGAACCAGCAGTTGTGGTTGCTTCACCTTTTAAAACATTAGAAGTTGTATTATACCAAACTTGTCCTTCAACAGGATTTGATGGATCAGATGATACGATTTCAATATTTGTTCCTTTTATTTCTTTGTATGTTGCCATAATTAATCCGTGCTTATTGTTTTAGTTACGTTTGATGTTGTACTCCACTCTTCTGTTGCATTTGTTTGAGCTCCTGGAGGCCCTTCTCCACCAAAAGATAATGCATTGTTTTTATTAGAACCTGCTCCAGCATTAAAATCAACAGCAGTATTTAAATCGTTAACTTCTGTCCAACTAGCACCATTCCATTGTTCAGATAATGCTACTATAGGTGAATTTCCACCAAAAGCCATAGCAGTTGTTGAACTCTGCATTGTAGAAGCTAAATCTTCTCTTGCACTATTTACATCATTAACTTCTGTCCAGTTTGTTCCATTCCATTGTTCTACATTTGCAACTCCAGGAGGTGCATCTCCAGCTATTGCTAGTGCTGCTGTGTTTGTTCCTGTTCCTGCTAACGAACCTCTTGTAGTATTTAAATTGTTTACTTCTGTCCAGTTCGTTCCATTCCAAGTTTCTGTTTCGTTTGTTCTTCCTGGAGCTTTTCTTCCTCCAATTGATAAAGCTGCTGTACTATCTGTTCCTGCTCCAGCAAGTTGATATTTGCTTGAATTTAAATCATTAACTTCTGTCCAGTTTGTTCCATTCCAAAGTTCTGTCAAATCCTGGGCTGAAGGTGTTCTTCCTCCATAACCTAAAGCAGATGTGTTTGTTCCATTGCTTCCCAATTCATAACGAGCCGTATTAAAATTATTTAATTCTGTCCAGCTAGTTCCATTATAAGATTCTGTTTCATTATGATTAGTATCTGGAGGTCCCGTGTATCCAGCAAAAGCTAAAGCTGCTGTTGATGTTGCTCCAGCATTTCCCATCGCTGCTCTAGCTGTATTCATACTAGCTGATGTGGCCCAAGCACCGATTGGTTGACCAGCACCTAACCACTCATCTACTCTAGTTGAAGGACTAGCTCCACCAAAATTAAGAGCAGCTGCTGATGTACCTGCACCAGCACTATTAGTTTGTGATCCAGGTAAATTATTTTGTTCAGACCAAGAAGTACCATTCCATAATTCTGTATTAGCTGTTGCAGATCCAGGAGGTGGATCTCCTCCATAAACTAAAGATGCAGTGTTATCTGCACCTGACCCTGCAAATGAATATCTTGCTTGGTTTAAATCTCCAACTTCTGTCCAGTTAGTTCCATTCCATGATTCTGTTTCTGCTTTTCTAGATGCAGGTGGTACTACACCACCAACTGATAAAGCTGAAGTTGTTGTGCCCATAGTTCCTTTTGCCATAAATTGTTTGGCAGTGTTTAAGTCGTTTACTTCAGTCCAGTTAGTTCCATTCCATAATTCAGTTACTGCTGTTACTGCACCTGGAGCAGCTTGACCTCCAAAAGCTAAACACGCCTCTGCGTTTGTTCCTGCTCCTCCTAAATCTCTTCGTGTAGTAGTTAAATCATTTACTTCTGTCCAATTAGTTCCGTTCCATTCTTCTGTAACATCTGTATCTCCTCCAGGATCATTTCCACCAAAAGCTAAAGCTGATGTAGGGGTTCCAGAACTACCTTGTCCTTTTCTAGCAGTAGTTAAATCGTTTACTTCTGTCCAACTACTTCCATTGTATAATTCTGTTGCTCCAGTATTTCCAGGAGAAGCTTCTCCACCAATTGCTAAAGCTGTAGTATATAATCCAGCTGATGATAGTCTAACTCTACCTGTATTTAAATTTCCGCCAGCTCCCCACGAACCAGAGGTAGTTACGGCTGGATATTGAAACTTTAAAGCATTATCAGTATCGTTATACCACACCTCTCCCTGTAACGGATTATCGGGATTAGTCGTATAGTTCCGAATCTTTGTGCCATGTATTTCTTTATACTCAGCCATTTAAATTTTTACTCCTCCAATGTTATGTCAGTAGGTCTTGGGTTTGCTAGATCAGCTTTTTCTTCATCCGTCTGAGCATCCCACGCAGCTTGTGCTGCTTGAACCTCTGCATTAACAATCGCCTGTGCTTCATCTTTAGTTTTAACAACACCTGCAACTTTAGCAATCCAAAGATTACCGTGTTTGTTGTATGCAGGAATTTGCCAAACATTTCCAGGATAGCCAGCAAACGTGATTCTTTGAGATTCAACGTGATCGATGAAACCCTTTCCCCAGTTTTCTGCTACACAGTATTGATATGTTTTTGCCATAGTTTTCTCCTTTGATTAATCTGTTATTGTTTTTACCACATTTCCTGGAGCAGTCCACTCTTCTGTTGCTCCTGTTCTAACATTTGGTGATCCTGTTTGACCAGCAAAGACTAAAGCAGATGTGCTTGTTGCACCAGCTCTTCCTACTTCTGTTCTAGCTGTACTCATGTCTGCAGTTTCTGCCCAACTAATACCATTCCATTCTTCTGTAACTGCAACTTCAGTAGTTGAATATCCACCAAACGCTAAAGTGTCTGTACTAGAAGTTTGAGATGCTCCTAATCTTTGTCGCGCAGTATTTAAATCATTTTCTTCAGTCCAGTTTGTTCCATTAAAGCTTTCTGTTGCTCCTGTAACACTTGGGGCTGCACCTCCAATACATAGAGCAGCTGTACTGGCAGCTCCTGAACCTATACCTCTTGATCTTCCAGTATTTAAATCGTTAACTTCAGTCCAGTTAGTTCCATTCCAAACTTCTGTAACTCCTGGTGTACCAGGTGGATCTTGATCTCCTCCCATACATATTGCAGATGTTGTAACACCCGCTGATTGTTCTGTCCCTCTTCGTGTAGTATTTAAATCATTTACTTCAGTCCAATTACTTCCGTTCCATAACTCAACAGCAGATACTTTATTAGGATTACCGCCACCAATACATAAAGCAGCTGTATTTGAAGCACCAACACCACCTAAATCTTGTCTTGCTGTGTTTAAGTCATTTACTTCTGTCCAAGTCGTTCCATCATAAGATTCTGTTTCACTCATAACAGTTGATCCCGGTGGTTTTAATCCACCAAAACATAAAGCAGATGTTGCTATACCCGCTCCTGCAGTAAAATCTCTAGCTGTATTTAAACTTCCACCTGTAGACCAAGCACCCTGTGGTGCACCTGCACCTGTCCATTCTTCTGTTGCTGCTGAAAAGGTTGTAGTATATCCACCAAACTGTAG